TTTGTCCAGTTTTTAATTTTCATAAAAGCCCAAAAAAAAGGGCTACACCTGAAGTCTCACCCTTGCGGATGTTGGCGGACTGGCGTAGTAACCAGCAGACTTCATGTGTAACCCTACTACATTTAACACCGCCAAGTGTTTCCATAATCTTACTATACAAACCAATTAGGCCGCAACACCATCAATTGATAAAGCCGCCCATTTGGAATGGTTTTCCATTGATGCACCGCAGCCCTAGTTATTCCTAATATTCGAGCTAGCTCACTCTGTGAGCCTGCAAGGGTGATAGCTTTTTGTTTGTCCATTTGTCAAGTATAGCAATATTTACATATACGCATTTGCAAAAAAGCAACATTTGCAAATATTTTTATAAAAGTCTTGTTGTGTGTTTAGATTGCTATACAATCACGCCATGCCCTAGCAAATCGCACGGGGTCTTTTTAGGAGTCAATATGACACGTTTTACAGAGAAAACCATTCGCACTAATGGCAAATGGGTCAAGATCACTAGAGACAACAAACAACGCACTTTTACCTTTGCAATAGGGTATCAAGGTGAATTTACTGCCCGTGAAATTGAGGGTACTTTGTCTTTTAAATGGGTTGCTAATTGGACAGAAGCAACAGAACGTGCAATGCGTTTGGCAACCATTTAAGGATTGACCATGACTGAATTCAAACTCCATTATTACTTTGATGACGTTGTGTCTTATGACAATGGCACAACGCTTGAGAATGTCAAAGTTGGCTATGACTACTACCCCGCAGAAATCAATATGCCGCATGACCACAACTCAGCGGAAATCTACGATGTGTTTGTTTTTAACTTAAAAGGTGACAACATTTCTTGTGATCTGCCTTTAGCCGAATTTCAACACATCATGTCTGAAACTAAGATTCACCACGCTCGTATGCTGAAAGAAAAAAATGAAATCTAAGATTATTCAAACACTCATTGAGTGGACACTGGCTGTCATCATCTTTGGCGGTATTGGCGTAATGTTAGCTTGGAGAGGCTAATGATTGAACAAATAAAAGACTATTTACGTTTGCCATCGGCCAAAGAGTTGGCGGCCAAAGAACTTGAAATGGCACAACGCAAGCTATTAGAGGCACTTAGCGCCCAAGAATATGCAAAGCGCATGGGTGACTACCACTCAGACCGAATTAAACGCCTCACGGCTTATTTAAAGGAAGAAGCATGAACGTCCAAGAATTACTCAAACTCAATGTCAATGAGCATACAGAGAAAAAAGCCAACCTAACCTACCTATCATGGGCTTGGGCATGGGCCGAGGCACTCAAAGCCGATCCAAAAGCTACTTTTGCGGTCAATACGTTTGGCGATAAATGCTTTATGGACATAAACGGCACGGCAATGGTGTGGGTTACGGTTGTTATGTTTGACAAGCCAATGACTTGTCAATTGCCCGTGATGGATCACCGCAACAAGGCCATCCAAAGCCCCGATGCTTTCCAAGTCAATACCGCCATCATGCGTTGCATGACTAAAGCACTTAGCTTGCATGGCCTTGGGTTGTACATCTATGCGGGTGAGGATTTGCCTGACGGTGCTGAACCCGAGTCAACCATTGACGATGAGAGCATGACAGAGCTATTCAAAGCCATAGAAGCAGCCACTACACAAGATGAACTCAAGTTAGCTTACAAAGTGGCTTATTCAGCTTGTGATGGTGACAAGGCTTGGCAAATGAAAGTGATAGCCGCCAAGGACAAAGCCAAGGCAAAACTTTAATGTGGCGTAAACGTGAAATAGGAAAAATGATGACCAAAAATGAAGTAATTAAATTGGCGTTGGATGCGCTTGGCCCTACTCCCCCCGATTGTTGTGGTTGCCAAGCGGAATGGCAAATTGCTATTGACGCTATTAAAACCGCATTAGAAGCGAAGGATGAGCCTGTGGCGTGGATGTATGAAGTCAATCATGCGCACACTTGCTTGGACTTGTTTGAACCGCCTGATGATGCGTATGACGAAGGCACTCTCTACCCGCTCTACACCACCCCACCACAGCGCACATGGGTAGGGCTGACGGATGAGGAAATTAAAGCGTTTGATACTTGGCACGACAACAGGGAAGAAGAGATTGGTTGGGTCAACCCATCTGAAATCGTGGCCTACATTGAAGCCAAACTCAAGGAGAAGAACACATGACAAATGATGAAATCATTCAGATAGCTAGACGGGCGTATAAAAGCTGTGAACACATACCCAATGTGAAAATTCCACCAGAATTTATCGAACGCTTTGCCAAGCTAGTCGCACAACATGAACGTGAGGCGTGTGCAAAGATTGCAGACCAATATGTTGGACAAGACTTAGAACATAACTTTTCTGCTTTGGTTGCACACAACATCCGAGCAAGGGGACAAGCATGACTGACTGCCCAAACTGTGAGTACCACAGGAAACGAGCACAACTGTGGCGTGATGAAGCCTACAAACAAGCAGGGCATCCGTTGCCTGAGCGTGAGTGGGTAGGGCTGACGGATGAGGATGAGATTGATTGGGAAGAAGGTGGCAACTTTAAAGATTTGGTTAAAGCTATTGAAGCAAAACTCAAGGAGAAAAACACATGATTGAAAATTACTTACGTTTTGAAAAATCAACAGGTCAATTTTATTGGATAAATCCACCCAAAAAACACCCTGATTTGTTAAACAAAGAAGCTGGCTCTAGTCAAAAAAGTAGAGGCAACAAACATTATTGGGTTATTCAATTAAATAAGAAAAAATATAAACGTGGTCACCTTGTGTATTTTTTAACACACGGTGAATGGCCTAAACCTTGTCTAGATCACATCAATGGCAATTCATTAGATGACAGACCTGAAAATTTAAGAAAAGCAACAATAACTGAAAACAGTTGGAATCATAAAACCAGAAAAAGAACAATCAATTTGCCAATGGGTGTGCGTGTAAATTGTTCTGGTAGGTTTTCAGCAAGAATTTCATTTTACGGAAAACAAATACATTTAGGTGCATTTGATACTCCAGAACAAGCAAGCAATGTGTACCAAGTTAAAAGAAAGGAACTATATGATCGATTTGCATGAAATATCCCAAGGGTCTGACCAATGGTTTGAGGCACGAATTGGTAAAGTCACCGCATCCCGTGTGGCCGATGTGATTGCCAAGACCAAGACGGGCTATAGCGCAACCCGTGACAACTACATGGCTCAATTGGTGTGCGAACGCCTAACGGGTGAAAAAGGAGAAAGTTTCAATAATGCCGCAATGCAACATGGAACGGAAACCGAGCCGCTTGCCCGTATATCGTATGAAGTCGCCCAAAACGTGTTAGTCGATGAAGTGGGGTTTGTCCCTCACCCAACGATTGAAATGGCGGGTGCGTCCCCCGATGGGCTTGTGGGGGATGATGGCTTATTAGAGATCAAATGCCCCAACACTGCCACGCACATTGAGACTTTGCTTAGTCAGGCAGTACCAGGCAAGTACAACACCCAGATGCAATTTCAAATGGCTTGTACGGGGCGGCAATGGTGTGATTTCGTCAGCTTCGATAACCGCCTACCCCAAGAGCTTCAATTGTTTGTTAAACGTGTCCCACGGGACAATGTGTTTATCAGGCTAATAGAGGGCGAAATTGTCCAATTCCTTGCCGAGTTGGACGACAAAATTAACAAACTTATGAAAGTCAAAAATGTCTAAAATTTACGAAATTTCCGTTGTCAATGGGAAATACAAAAACAAAGATGGTGTGGAAAAATCCCGCTATCAAATCATTGGATCGGTCATTGAGACTAAAAACGGGCCAATGCTCAAATTAGACAGTGTGCCTCTTATGGATGGCGGTTGGAACGGTTGGGCATATCTCAACACCCCAAAGCCCAAAGATGATTACAAAGGATTGCCAAAGGACGATGACATCGATTTTTGATTAACGGGGGAAAGCCATGCAATTTTGCTTGCGGACGAATGGTTAGTACCCCACCCAATAAGGAAACATCATGGACTATAAAGAAACATTTAAACGCATTTTTGCCATGCCCGAATTCCCTAGAGTTCGTGCGAATGATCCCTTAACATCGTTTGAGGCAGCGGAGTCGATTAAAGACGCTGCGCCTCAACACCACCAAGTTATTTTTGATTGCCTCAAGTTTTACGGGCCACTTGGCAAAGACGGCATTTCGGCCTTGACAATGCTTGATTCTAATCAAGTGGCTAGACGTCTAAACGAAATGAAAATCATCGGTTTAATAGAATTGACGGGCAACACCGTGAAATCCAATTCGGGGCGAAATGAAAGAGAATGGCAATGTATCCAATCGGACTAGGCGGCAATCAGCCAGTACACAAACTAAAAACTTGTAATAAATGCTATGAAACCAAACCACCTGAAGGCGGCATTGACATGGGTCACAAATGGATTTGCCAAACTTGTTGGATTCTTAGAACCACGGGGCGGCATCAAAGGCAAATCGTGCCCGCCTTGTAACGGCAACTGCAACCAAGGACGGAATTGCCCAAATGACCAAAGACGATCTAGTTAACCTTTTACGCATTACAGGCGCTCAGGAAGCCGCCATAGACGCTGTGTGTGCGGCTTACGATGCGGGTTGGAACGATGCCCTAGATGACTACCAAAAACGCCTTGTGGTGCTTCCTTTTGAAAAGGACACCATTGATAGCTTTGGGTGTTTTATCAAATCAGCTAAGAAATAGGGCTTTCTCGGCTTTTCTACGCTTAACCAAGCCCGCCACTTCTTTACCGCCCGCTTTAGTCCAACTCATAAAGGCTTCAGCAGCGCCCTCCCAATCACCACGGTTGACCTTCATGCGAATGGTTGACCGTTGGTAATTCCCTAACCCTGCGTTGTACGCAAAAGAGACAACAGAGTCGAATTTGCTTTGATGACTAGCAAGATTAGGAGAAAGTCGTAAAACACCACGTTCAAAAGAATTGATGTCCACCTTGAATAATTCAACCAGTTCCTTTTTTGACCAGGCACGATTGTCACCTTCTTTTAGTTGGTAGTCAGACCTTAAAAGCCCCGTGTAACCCTCTTTGCGGACGTTTGGTAGGTTAAGTTGGTCAGCGTACATAGCGTGCCCCCAACCCACCGTCCAAATGGCGGCACTGCACCGATAAGGCTTGTTCCTGTAGCCCTCAAAGAAGTGCATCAAGTCCTCACCCGCCTTGCTAACTTTCATTTCTTAGACCATCCCCGTGAGCCAAACCAGAACCCAATAATCCCGCCCAACATGGCCATTTCGTCCGTAGAAAAAATAATGTCCGACAAGCGAATCAAATCATCAATGCTAGTTATCAGGCTTGGCCTTGAGTAAATATAGTAAGCAATCCAAGCATTGATGGCACATAACTCAAAAACAAAGATGTAGGTAATTGTGGGTCTTACCGTCCCCACATAATTGGCAACCCATTGAGAAGCCTTTTCCAAAACCTTTTCATCGTGTGCTAAAGCCGCCTCAGTCATCTGAGCTTCTGTTTGCATAGAAATCTGATCTGTGCGGATTTCCTCCATGCGCTCTTGGGCAGCAAAGCCTTGAGCCATCATCTGTAGCTGAAGTTCCACTTGAACCCTAGCCAAAGCAAGTTCATGCCGTTGGTCAGCTTTGTTTTGGAAAAATTCCAATAGTTTGGGTAAGCCCGAAATAAGCAAACCACCAAGGGTAGAAAATAGAGAAAGCATTAAAGTCCAATCATTCCAAGTAGTTTATTAACGATCTTATCCGCAATGGCATCGGGAATGTGCTTTAGCAAGCCTAGCACCCATATCACAATACACAGCCTGACAAAAACTTTGAGGAATTGGTCAAACTGTTTTTGATACTCATTCACCGCCCGCACCTTGATCGGGCGCACATTTCAGAAATCTCAGAGATTCCCCAACCAACCGCGCCCAACAACATAACAATAATCACAATCCCAAACGCCCAAGCTAATTGTTCTTGTTCTTCTTCTTTGCGTTTTTTTTCATCCGCTTTGGCTTGGCGTGCTAAATGAGCATCCTCAACATCCATGTGTTGTTGGCGCTCTTTGATCTTTTGCCACACGTCCGCACGGCCAGTGGCTTGGAAAAGCAGCATCAATTCGGCCTCAAACCGCTTGGCCTCGTCCAAAGCCATTTCGATTTGTAAAGCAACGCCAAGGTTAGATTTGTTGCCCGAGCGCTTGGCCTCAACCATAGATCGGGTAGCCACGCTTTTGGCGTCAAACATCTTAGCGATCATGGGGGTTAAGCCCGCTAGATCGTTAGCAACTTTACTTGCCTTTTTGACAAGTCCGATGGCTTGTTGTAGCCCTTCTAAAGCAATTAAGGGGTCTATCATTTTCTCTCAACCTTTTCCCACTTTAGGCAGAAAACCTTGCGGTTGTAAACATCACCCGTCCATGCCCACTTAACACATCGATACTCGGTTGATGAGGCTTGCGAGAGTAATAAAACAATCGCAATCGCCCATTTCATTTTGACCAGTAGTGTGAAATGTAACCAAAAATTGAGGATATGCCCGAAACTAATGCCATACCCATCCAAAAACCGCCACGGCCTTTGTTGGCTAACTCAATAAGAGTATCAAGTTGGGATTCCATCTTGTCAATCTTGGCTTCCATTGATTCAACTTTTTGCCAAAGAACCCCATATTTGACCAAATCAATGTCAGACATATTAAAACTTCAAAATAAACTTATAGTTGACCAATTGTGACGGGGGCAACAACGGCTATAAGTTCTTCAATTGTTGTGGCAGCGGTAATGGCGGCCTCTTTAGCCGTACAGTCAGCAATGATGGCTGCCCTGGCCGTTACCACATCGCTAGGAATAGCCACATCACGCTCGGCCTTGCGAATGACCATCCAATCGGTGCTTGCCAATAGTGAGTTGGCGTTTGCTTTGTTTTGAGCAATCCATTGTGACTTTAGACCTTGAGTCACGCTTGCATCTTCATTGGTCACATCCTCCAAAGCCTTTGGCGTGTTGGTGTAGGTGCGAGTGACAACCGAGCCATTGACTTCATAATGGGAGAAAGTCACCCAATAGAAGCGTTGGTCTTTTTGCTCACCTTCAACCACTTCCAATGCGCCTTGCTCTTGAGCAAATGAAGCGTTAGGGCTTGATGTGTCGGGGAAAAGAATTGCTAGATCACCAACTTTGGTGACTACGTTGTTTTCAATGAGTGCGTACATATTGAGTCCTATCGTGCAAGGGAGAATTTAAACGGGCTAGAAGCAAAGGCCATGTAGATGATGGTGTTGCCCGAGCCATTGGCATCACCGCCTGTGCAACGAAGTTTAAATCCGTTGGACAAGAAATCCATTTCCCTGTTTGCAGAGTCTGTGCCTTCTGCATCTGAAAGATTTGGATACAACGCATTTGTGCCTGACATGACGTTATACAGTCCACGGCTTGTATCCATAAGAACCCATTTTCCAGTAGTACTAGAATTTTTAACCAATACAAACGCAGGTCTAAATCCTGTGAACACAAAAGGCCCGTCAGTAGAACCATTGCCTGTGTAAGAGCCAAACTTGCTATACCCTGCTACTTCTGCAAAGCAATAAGCGACATAAGTTCCACCACTTGCGTTAACAGAAGCAGAATTACCAACTGTAAAAACAGTGCTAGTTGGGGCAGTGTCATTCCACACAACAGTTGCGGTTGCGGCAGCAGCCGTTGTATTTAAATCCATGTATTTTGTTGCACCAACAGAAACATGGTAGGTACGCCAATCGTCTACTGCATTTCTTCTTTTTACAATTACCATAGATGGTGCAACACCTAAACCATGACCAATAGTTGCACTTGTTAAATTTCCACCTGAATAGGTCAGCACACTAAATCCACTTGTAGTGTTTGCGCTTACTGTTGAAGTAATAACGCCTGCTGTGTTGGATACGGTTGAACCACTTGCTATCCAATTCCATGCGACATAGGTTGCACTAATAGTGTTAAGTTGAAGTAAAAGACCCGTAGTAAACCCGTCAGAGCCAAAAGCAGTAAGTCCAGTTGATTCAGTTGTTTCTGCGCCTGTATTATTACTTTCAATTTGCTTTTGAACACCACGAACGGCATCATACCAAGCATGGTCTGTTGACCCGCTTCTACCTTTAATCCAAACCCAATCAGGTTGAAATCCCACGCCTGTTATTGATTGCCCTGTGCCATTTCCCGTGTACAAAACAGGATTAAAAAACTTACCCGCTTGCGTAGCCGTAGTCGCACCAATGGTAGGCGTTGGCAAGTTCTGTGTGCAAAGTGCTTTGAAGCCACTTGGGGCTGTGTAGGCAAATGGGCGTTGACCGAAGTTGGCGTAATAGATTTGGTTTACTGAACCCGAACCATCAGACACCATTGCTGTAACTGTCCGACCTGTATTTAATCCAGAATATGCAACACCTTGACTTGTGCCATTCTTATAAAAAGTCAGGGTTCCCGCATCCATATCCAAGGCAACGCCAATTACATCATTCTGCGTATATGTCGCACCATATGCGGAATTTGTGCCATTGTTATATTTATTTCCATTAGAAAAATAATATCCCCAACCATAAGCACTTCCATAAGACCTAGCGTTGTAAGGGCCAGCATTATCAGAAATGCCAATCATAAAACCAGCACCAGTTATAGGTGTAATTTCCCAATACCATTTACCTGAACTTACTCCAATTGAACCAAGCGCAACAGGATTTCCACCAAAACCAGAGCCTGTTACTGTTGTATCAAGATTTCCATTAACCGAACTTGAACCATAAACCGAAAGAGGATTCCAAGTGCAGTAATTACCACGAACCTCACCACCCGCACCACTATCACCACCATACGATGTTGGTGAATCAACAAGAGAATCATTCCCCGCACCCGCAGTTACGCTAAAGTTATTAGGTGTCCAGTTGTTGCCGTTGCCTGATGAATCAGCTCCAAGTGTTGCAGCAGTAGTATTTGAATTATTTTCAAAATTTAATTTAAAGCCATTAGTGCCGTATGAGCCTGAGTAGGCTTTAGGTTGCCATACGCCTGTTTGTGTGTTGGTTTCACCAAAGGATGATGGGGTTAGGGCTTGACCATCGATGAGATATGTTTCAGTCTCATATCCATTAAAGTAATTTGATCCACTGTTATTTCCAATTCTGTGGTCAACAGTATTGTTTACATCAGAATTTAAATTTAATGATGGGTATGTAGAAGAAGTAAATGCTGTTACTTGCGTACCATTTACATACAATTTGACACGATTTGTTGATGTGGCTTGTGTTGAATCATACGCAACAACAATGTGATACCAAGCAGAAAAGTCACGAAATACTTGAGTGGTGCTTAACCCCCAAGTAATAGAGCCGTCATAACGAAACACATACATTGTTTCATCAGTATTAAATCTAATTGTGTTGTTGTTGCCAGAAGTTCCCGCAAAAAATATTGCTTGGTCAGCCCCCACACCGCTTCTTTTAACCCACGCACTCCAAGTCCATATTTGACGATTCCCCGCACTTGCAGGAGTACGATTTAGGTATGTAGTGTCAGCGCTATTAAAGCGCAAACTGCGTGAGATTTGATAGCCGCTAGAAGAAGCCGTTTTAGATGCTGCAAACATTTATCAATCCTTATGGTGTGTAATTCTGTGCAACAACTACACCATACCAGTTTGTGCCATCAGCAAAAAAACTAAGAATATCTTGCCTACTAGCAGTAGATGTAATAGCAGGGGCAACACCGCCCGCCCATTTAACCGTTGACCAAGTTACCGTGCGTGAACCCGTTGCATCTTGCTTTAAAAACATGATGAAAGACTTGCCGCTTGTGGCCGTTGGCATGGTAATCGTTGCATTGCCCGTCAAGGTAATGATTTGAACCGTGCCATTTGTCAAAGCCAAAGTAATGGCGGTTGAGCTATTAGCCGAATAAGGCGTTTCAACGTAGTTTGTAACGGTTGGGTTTGTAAGCGTTGGCGTTGTCAACGTCTTATTGGTGAAAGTCTCCGAACCCGCTAATGTTGCCAATGTTCCCGTTGTAGGAAAGGTGACGTTTGTTGTTCCCGTCAAAGTCCTTGTATATGCAAAGTTGCCCGAACCCGTGACCGTCATTGCCGCATTATTTGCTATGCCCGTTCCACCATTAGCGGGGGAAACAATACCGTTTACAACAGTAGGATTAAGCAATTGGAAACGTGTTCCATCGTATTCAATTAGATGAACTTGACCACTTAAAATATCACCCGCAGCCAAAGCGGTTGTGCCTTGTTTTGTAATGCTTTTAGCACCCAAACTATTTAGGTTAATTGTGGCCGCGCCCGTATTGGTATTGGCCGCAACAAATGAGAACAAATTACCCGCTGCATAAGCGGCAATGGCGGGGGTTAAAGAACCCGTCAATGTGTCCGTGCCCGTAACGGTTGCAATAGTGGTAGCACCCGCTTGCAATTGGCCGTATTGAGCCGAATCGGTTGCATTAGTGCCCGCGCCCAAACCCGTGAACTTAAACGTCCCCATCGGGATGTTTGCCGTTGCCGTGGTTTGACCATCTTTGGTCATTGCGGTAGATAAACCAGTGGCTAGGTCGGAAGTCAGCAAGTTAAATGCCGTGCTTGAGATGACCGTGCCCGTAACAACGGGTTGACCCGCTGTGTTGATATTGAACGTGCCTGAACCGTTGTAACTCATTTTGTATCCTTATCTGCCGTATTGGTCAAGATTTTGCCCAATTATTGAGCCACCACCCGTTTGCAATTGCGTTGATCGTTGGTTTAAAGCACGAATCAAAGCCGCTGTGTTCTCTACTTCTAATTGCCCCGTTGGGCCACGCAATAACAACATTTTAGCTAGTTCATTGCGTGTTGTCTCAGGCATTTGGTTGATTACTTGACCAATCCTATTTTTAACATTTACCGCCTCGCCCGCAGCCGCCATTGGGCTACCCGTGGCCGCACTTGCCACCGCTTTGCCCGCAGCCATTGTGGTTGGCATGACGCCTAAATCTTCCGCGCCCGCCATTCTAGAAAACGTGCCCGAGCCTCTACCAACTTGCTCTAAAGGCTTCAATCTAGCTTCTTTGGCAACTTCTTGGGCAAACTTTTGATAGTTGTCACCAAATATCTCTTTAAGCCTATTGCTTGTGGCGGGTTCTTTCCACATCTTCAATAAAGACGTTTGACCCGCTTCCGTGCCAACTTTGTCTTTCAAAGACTGCAACGCACCTATGCGAAAAGCCTCTAACTCGCTTGGCGACATATTGCCCATCAAGTCGGATAAAGCAATATCGTCTTGCTTCATGGCCGTTCTACCCTTGACAACGGCATTGCCTAGTTGTGATGGGCCAGCGTAAGCGTCCAAGGCTTGACGGTAAATTGAACCATTTTTATCAGCAGGGGATAAGGCTTCAAGTTTCTTTGTCAATGCCACTCGCAAATCATCGTATGCTCGGCTTGTGTTTGTCGCTTTGCCAAACTCGCCACGGGCCGATTCGCCCATGTCATAAAGTGATTGTTTAACAAGGTCTAAAGCATTAAGAGGGACATCATCGCCCGCTTTTAGCTTGGATATATCAAGTGGCAATTTTCTATTTAATTCGGTCAACAACTCGGCTTTGCCATGCGCAGACCTTGAGGCTTGAATCAAAGATTGCAACTCATCGTCAATCTTTAAAGATACGTTTTCAAGTTTTTTGTATAAAGGCGCAGATGTGGCCTGTTTAACCGCAGTCAATGCGTCCAATGTGGCCGTGAAACCCTTACCTTGAGTGCCTAGAGCCTCGTCAGCGGCATTTGCAAGGCGCTCGGGTCTAAATGTTTGTTGTTCACGAATTCTTCGCTCTACAAGCGTTTTTGCTTGGCCTGGCATCGATGCCAACACATCCAATTGAGCCAACGCACTCGGGCCACCCGCTTGTGCAATGCTTGCATTAGGGTTTAACCCCATTTCACGCTCAACACGGCTTAACACGGTGTTTGAGCCATCCGCACTTGAGCCACGTTGTAAGGCTTGAGCAAGTTTGATTCGTGCCGCATCTTTGGCACTTTCGGGGATGTAGCGTTGTGCAACATTGCTACCCACGTTATAAACGGCTTGTCCACCACCCGATAAAACACCACCAGAGGCGGCAGCAATTGCCGCTTTTTTGGCAATATCTTGAGTGTATTCTGTAGGGTTAGTGACGGGGTTGATGTCGGATGCACCAACGGCCGAAATCGTGCCTTGCGTGCCCGCCATTCTTGCGGCCATTGCCATTTTCTCGGCCGCTGACAACGCCTCTGCGGTTTGCTTCGCCTTACTTGTCATTCCCAAAGGTGTGAGCAAAAGTGGTAAACCACCAACTACCTCGCTTGCAAATGCCGTTTTGGGGTTGGTTTCCCTAAATTGCTCATTTACGCCTTTGATGTAATCACGGGTGTTTGCGTAAGTTTCGGTTGGAGTGGAATCAAAGCCACGTTGCAAGATGTCCATCCCCGCAGCACCCGCACCCGCAATCTTTGGTGCAAAGTTAAAGGTTAGACCTTGAGCCGCTGCCAAACCCATTTTGCTTGGCATGGACAAGTCGGCTTGGCGGCCTTGCACCATAGCGGGGGATTCAACCGTTTTATCTACTGCGGGTTGAGATGTCGGGCTTTGCGTGATCTTAAAGATGGCCGCATTAACTTGGTCATCCGACATCGTGAGGGGAAAGTTAACAGGCCCAAAATTTGGGATTTCTACGGTTTTAAATGCTTCGGACATTACTCAACCCTTCCTGTTGCGGGATTGTAAGTTGGAATTTGACCTTTGCCCGCTTTAGTTGCCGCATTGCCCATGCCCGTTTTAATTGCATCCCTAAACTTGGACATTGCGCTTCTAAACGCATCGGGAGATTGTGCGGTTGAGGCTTCCGTTAATGCGGCCGTGGCTTTAGTTCCCTCGATCTCGGAAATTGCGCCAGAACCTTTCATACGTTGAACGGCCTCAAGGAAAGCGCCACCTTTAACTTGGTCATACATGGCCTTGAAGTCTGCGCCTTGCGTGCCGCCTTGGAATGGCTTGTATTCAAACGGAATGGTTGTGCCAACAACGTCTTTTAAGCCCTTGTGTTCGGGAATGAGAACTTTGCCATCCGCACCTTTTACACCAATCATTTGGTCAATTGTGCTAATCAAAGTTTGACCTTGTTGCATCACTTGTGGCAATGCTTGAGCCGCTGCCTGTTGTTCTTTTAACTGATTAACTTGCAACTCTTGTTGTGCTTTTGGTGACAAGGCCGCTGCCAAGGCTAAATTAGGCGCTACAGGCGCGGGTCTAGGTTGCATAGGCATAGGCGCTTGCGCAACGGGCTGATTAACGGGTTGTGCAAGTGGTTGAGCCATAGGTTGTGCAACGGGTTGAGCCATAGGCTGTGCAGTTGCTTGAGCTATGTTTGGCGCACCGCCCGCTTTCATTCCCGTGTTAAAGAAAAGATCAGCCGCACTAATTCCAATCCTTGCCGCATCATTAGCAAGAGAAGCCTTTTGATTTGCACTCAAACCATTAAATGCACGATCAGAGATTTCACGTTCTTGTTTCAATCTTGCTGCATTTTGTTCTGCCTCTTGCTTCAGTCTTGCTTGGGTATCCGCGCCAACTGCGGGAACTAATAAGGAGAAATCCTTACCGCCATCCGCACTAAACGCTTTCAGGCTATCGGGCGTAAATGAGGCGGGGTTAACATTGCCAAAAGGAGACTTTGCACCACCTTTAAACATTTCCGCGTATGTTGTTGGGTTGTATGCAATTTCACCTTCTTTAAGCACTATAGGCGCTTTAGGTGCAAGTTGACCCATGTACATGGACAAGGCTTGTTGTTGCATACCAGGCGTTTTGAACTCCCCAATCAACGATGGATCAATCGCACCCGCAGCCTTTGCGGGCATAGCGGGCATGGTCATCGCTCTTTGTTGGTCAGGTTGCATCTGAGCAAATGTTGGCGCAAGGTTTGGATTATCTTCAAAGTCCCTTGCCGTTGGCTCTTGCTTCATCTCGGGAGTGGCCGCTTGGCCTTGCAAGCCTTTAATCAATCGCTGAATATCCGCAGAAGTATCCGCACGGTATTGCTCACCCAAGGCTTTTTGTTCCGATTTCAAGCCTTCTTGAGTCTTGTTTGCCAAGTACATTTGAAGCACTTTAGCCAAACCTTGAACGGGGCTAATCGGGGCTTGGATGCCTTGGTATGATCCCGCTTGAACGGGCTCAAATGCTTGTTGTTGGAGAATCTCGGCCATTTTTTGCCGTCTATCCAACTCTTGTTGTTGCAACTGATAAGGATTGGCAACGCTAAATTGTTCGTATTGATTAGCCATGTTTTTACCCGTTCAATAAACCATAGTTGACCATTTTGTAACCGCTTGGGTGCATCGAAACGGCTTGTGGCATGACTTTCTCGGCCTCATCTGCCATCACACCTTGTTGACGACCTCCAAAGATGTCATATTCATACAAACCGATGCCAAGTTTATGAGTGCCAATTCGCTCAATGTTTGATTTCAATCTGCGGTCAGAGAACGTGCCAACTGGCGCCATCGCTGCCGCACCCGCAAGGCCAAACAATCCACCCGTTGTAGCATTAGCACCCGATTGTTGGATGCCATATCTTTGCATATCGGCCGCGCCTTGTGCTTGAGCGCCCGCAAATATGGGGGCGGGGGCAATGTTGGTTGGGTTGTAACCTTGGAACTGAGGCATCTGCAACTGAGAGCCACTCATCAAGCCCGTGATTTCATTCAAAGGTTGATTGCGCAATGCAAGTTGTTTTTGTAGCTCTTGCGTAGCCGCACTATTACCAAACTGCGCACTAGTAAGATTTTGGTTGTACTGCTGAAGTTGTGCGGCATTAGCCAATTGTTGTTGTTGTGCGGCAACGGCTTGGTTTTGTGCAAGCGCTTGGTTGATTGCCTGTTGTGATTGCAAATTCTGTTGGTAATTCTGACCAATCGCTTGGTTGCTCAATTGCGTGCCCGCTAATTGTTGAGAGAAGTTTTGTCCAATGGCTTGGTTTTGCGCTTGTTGCGTAGCCAACGCATTGTTGAAATTCTGCTGCGTTGCCTGATTTCCAAGTTGCTGATTGGTCACGTTTTGACCAAAGTTTTGCGCAGCCGCTTGGTTTTGAGCCGCTTGCGTACCCATGCCTTGACCATAATTTTGCGCAATAGCTTGGTTTTGAGCTTGCTGATTTTGCAAGTTTGCACCAAATCCCGACAATTGGGCTTGATTGGCAAATTGAGCATTAGCTTGCGCTTGTGCGTATTGTTGGGCTTGTGCTTGGTTTGCGGCCGCTTGTTGTTGCAATGCCGCACTTTGATTTTGTTGCACTGCCGCATTTGCCGCATTAGATGCCGCCATGCCTTGACCAAAGTTTTGTGATACGGCTTGATTAGCGGCATTTTGAGCCGTAATTCCTTGACCAAAGTTTTGAGCAACCGATTGATTTGCCAATTGTTGCGCACTTAAACCTTGACCGTAATTCTGAGCAATTGCTTGATTTTGCGCTTGTTGGTTTTGCAAATTAACACCAAAACTTGCCAATTGAGCTTGATTACCAAATTGACCCGATTGCAATTGTTGGTTAAAACCTTGACCTTGAGCCGCATTTTGGGCTTGTTGAGCCGCCAAAGCATTAGCAAAGTTTTGTTGTTGTCCAAGATTGCCAAATTGACCCGATGCCACGGCTTGATTAAAGCCTTGTTGATTTGCGGCAGTGTCCAAGCTAATGCCTTGCAAAGCCGCTTGGGTCAACAAATCATTTTGTTGTTGAGCTTGATCTCGCATTGCATTTGTATATGCCTCACCACCCGCCACTAAGCCTTGGTTTGCCAAACTTTGAGCAGTTAGTTTTTGTTGGCGTTCCAATTGAGGCGCAAGGCGAGACATGATTGCCGCTTGTCCCGTAGTGCCCGCATTGACGGGCATTTGGGCAACATTGCGCAAATCTAATTGGTTGGTAGAAAGATAATTATTAGCGTTTAAGTTTTGATTGATTGGGCCAATGTTATTTAATGATTGTTGCAAATTGACGCCTTGAACACCGCCTTGTGCCAATCCATATTGAGACGGGTTGATGCCGCCCGCTAAACCGTATTGGTTTGCCGCAACATCGCCCTTGGCTAATCCATAAGCATCCGCGCCAATCGAGGAAGCCGAGCCATAACTACCCAAATCGGGTGCGCCTTGGACAGTTCCATAACCGCTATAGCTTTGTTGCAAATTTGGGCCAGTTACCCCGCCCATTGCTTGACCACCTTGGAAGTTGGCGGTAGCTTGTGGATTGGTCACAGAGCCTAGTGCTTGACCACTTGTGACACCACCAGAGGCCGTACCATATGGGCCTATGCCTGCGGCCGTTCCACCAAAACCAAACATTGAGCCTTGTGCTTGACCCATTTTTGTAAGATCGGGCGCAGCCGTTACTTTTCCAGAATCGGCTAAAGAGAAAATCCCGCCTGGCCCCGTGTACTCAAACGGCTTTCCAATAATCTTTGATGCGCTTGCAAGACCTTGCTCACCAAGGTTTGCCATTCCTTGTTGAACCCGTTGTTGTGCTTCCAACGTGCTTTGACCCGTTGGGGTCAAGTTTTGTTTAATTGTTGGTTGACCCGTAACAGGATCAAACGTAACGGTTTGACCACCCAACGGGCCACTTACGTTGGGGTTATTCAAATAACCTTGTTGAAGCGCAGTTTCTTTATTTGCTACGCCTTGGGCGGTAGCGGCCGCTGCGTAATCGGGCGTTGCGGGCGCGGATGGTTGGGGGCATAAGAAAGCCATGTTTATTCCTTAAATTCGTATGTTTCGCCAGATGGCTCATAGTTTGCTCTTTGAAGCAACACGCTCAAATCTTGATTTTTCTTGTGGCTAATCATGATTTGGCTAACACCATTGATTTTGAGCATTTGCCCCGCTAACTTGAGTAGTTTGCAAATTCCAAGACCGCCCCGATGCTCGGGCAATAAATAGTAAAAAACGTCTAGCGCTTGCATCGCGCCATAAAAAGGCGATCTAAACACCATGAATCCCGCATGACCCGCCAAATCACCCGATTCGGTGCGCAATGTAAAGTATGCAAAGTTGCCCGTTCTTTCTAGCTCAATCATGCCGCCTAAATCGCTCTTTAGGTTAGCATTGCCGTAAAGTTCCGTCCAATGTTTGCCAATAAGCACCACCGCCTCGGCTGAAACATCTGCAAACTTTTCCATCTTTGCGTTCATATGCCGGCCCATCCTTGTTGGAATACCACATCGGTTGAGGCCCACTCAATTTGCAAGCCTTGTGAGGCAGATTTTAGTTGAATACCCGCACAATATCCAATACCCGTGACGCCTTGCCAATTGTTTGTGATGATGGTATTGCCCGCCCACAATCCCGTGTCCCAAACGGATGTATCCCAAAACCCATAAGTTGTTGGGCTAAAATTCAAACTTCCCGTTGTGTCCGATAAATCAAAGTCGACATTGATACCAACCACAATGGCGGGAGAGCCATCCGTAAAGATTGATGGTCTTGCCCTTGTAAAGTATTTCTTTACACCACGGCTTTCGTAATAGTTAAACGCTTGCAAAGCAACCGCATTGATGTCATTGATGTCATCGGTGTAGCCATTCCAAGCCAAGCCAACATATCCATTGCCGCCAAAGTAAGGATTGTCGTCAAATGTCTCCCAACAATTGGCCGCCCATCCCGTGAACTTTGTCCATGATTTTGTGATGGTGTTCATCACAAATTGTTCTTGTGCGTTAACACCAACGGGGACGTTGATCCACAAAGCATTGTTTTTGGCGTGATAAAGCATAGCCCAACCAAATGAATTTTGGTAGGCCGTTGTTGCCTCGGTGATAGCGCCTTGAATCTTGTCGGATAAGTTAACCCTTGGGTCAAGTCGGCTTGATTGCAAAGCCGAGGCCAATGGCAACAAGCCATCTAAACTTAAAACCAATAAGTCGCCACCGTATTTATATAAACAACGCCTAGAAACGGGCGCTCCGAGCTTCCAAACGCCCGCTAAAGCCCAAGTGCTTGCGGATGAGGGGTCAGTGCCTCGGTAGACAATAATTTCGCCTTGGGACGTTACAAACACAAGGTTGTCGTCTACGCCATAACCCGCGTCAATTGTCCATGCACTAAGAGAAACAATGTAACCGCCCATTTTGGCAATGGAACTTAAATCTAAAACCTCGGCCGCACCGCCAACCGAGTTAGTTGGCAAATACCACGCTTTTAGACTTTCTTTCTCAATAAACCACACACGGTTTTTGAACAATGTGACGTTGTTGAATTTGTTTGTGGTTACACCCGTGATCGCAATAGGTGAACTTGAGCCGTTAATGCTTGCCCAAGTTGTGCCGTTGTAAAGCAACGGGTCATTTACGCCATTGCAAGCATAGAGGAAACTCCCCCCCGCTGTCGTGACGTTGATATGCTCAAAACGGCTATTTGTTAGCCCCGTTACTTCAGCAGCGCCAACCGCGCCTTGGGTTGTGCAGTTGTAGATTGAGCCATTGGCAATGCCAAACAACTTGCTTACAGAACCCGTCTCATACGCCATTAGCGTTTCAACTTGCCCCGAAATCCCCGTTGACCACTTAGTGTATCCACCGCGCAAGTTTACACTTGAAACCGTTGGAAAAAAGTTGGTCATCGTCACCGCATCGGTTGGTGACATATTTGCCAACGAATCACGAACATTCCAACCCCCAACGGGCGCGGGAATACTCGCTACGTTAGCGGCAGTCCTTTGGGCAATTTTTGGCATTACGGTGAAGCCCCATATCCGCTATCAGGGATATTGTCGTATCCCACTAAAATTGTTCCTGGCCTTGGTGCAAACGACAAATTAGCCGCAGACATATCCAAAGCAATAGCCGCTTCCATTTCTTCCAAATAGTTGCGATACATGGCCGTTGTATCAAAACCTTTAGCCTCAAAGTATTTGAGCTTGGTTGCAAGAACCATTAAACGGTCGGGGTAAATGCAAGTATCGGAGTCAACGGTGAACGATGTTTTGGGAATATCCGTAGAGCTATTTGCCCAAGCGTTTGAACGGTACTCGTAGCCCAAGAACTCAGCGTTGGAGAAGCCAGGCCATATTTGAAAATACTTGCTAAACAAACGCCACCGAATCCTCGGGCCTGTTGCAATGTAACCAGAAAGCAACCACTCCCATTGTTGGGCATCTTCGGGGCCGAGCATTTCCCAATGCTTGTCTTTATCCCACATTGTCCTTGGGATGATTGCCTCATAGTCGCTTGGAAACGCATACTTCATCTTTTGGAAGTACACGGTTGCGCTAGTTTGTGCCTCGGTTGTTCTTCTATTGATGGTGACGGAAGTGCCCGAGTCAACCGTTTCAATAAAGGTGTTTTGGTCGATACCCGTACCAACCACCATGTAAGTGCTATCTAGACCCGTTGTAGATGGAATTCCCGTAATGGATGTTCCATTATCGCTCCATGTGCCCGTAGTGGTTAAATATTCGGTGTAGAACTGCTTTTGCTTGGTAAGCGTTCGCCAAGGATGTTTGCGCAAGAATTCGTATCCACTTGCGTTCATTAACGCAAGAATTTGGATAACGTCTTGATTAGTATTTCCAGCAACACTTGTCGGTGTTGTCACGCCTAATTCATTGGTAACTTGCTGCACTAACTGGAGCATAGTGCTAGACATAATTTACACCTCTTTTTTAGGGCGGCCTCTTGTTTTTTCAGACAACAAGGCTTTCATTTGCTCTTGTAATTCTTTCAATTCAGAACGGGTTTGCTCTAATTCAAATGAACTTTCACTTTGATTGCGTCTAAGGAGATATGCTCTTGCCTTTTCACGCAGTCCAACAGCGCCCATGCCTACGCGCTGCAATTGAGCATCACTTGCCGTAGCAACTTGCTCAACGGTTTGAAACTTTAGAATTTGCAGTTCAGCCATTTGACTGTCTGTAAATTCCTCAGGGCGGTCTAGATGCCAATTTTGCAAAGTTGTGCCAATTACAGGCCCACCTTCTGAGTTTTGCATTTGATAGTGCAACCATTGACGGGGAAAGCGCTCTTTATGGTCATCACGAACGGGTTGTTCGATGATGTTGTACTTATCGCCTGGAACCATAATTCGCACAAACGGAATGTCTTTATAGGGTGCTTTGTCAAATGTATAAAACTCAACGTGCAGATGTGTATCTGCGTTTGCAATATCGGAATCTAGTGCCATTTTTTTATCCTGTGGGGATTAAGCTGAAGTGACGGATGCCCAAGTTGTTGCGCTTGGTGCAAAAAGAATCATGCTCTTTGCAGTTGCCAATGTAACAGATGAGGCTGCTGCATTGATTGTTGAACTTGTATTGTAAGGGTAAACGGTAATTGTTTGACCCGAATCATTACGAATACCAACCATTGCGCCCGCTTCTGTAGGAGGCAATTTAACGCCCGTAGAAGCGGATGAAGTTGTGATTGTGTTGAACACCGCAGACAACAATTTTGCATCAGCGGCAGTTGAACCCGTTGCAACAATGGCAACCGCGCCATCGCCCGCAATGGAAACCGTTGACAAAGGCGAGTTACCCGCGCCAAGAATTCTTGATGGAATAGCCATTTTAGTTCCTTAATTAAAAAGAGGCGGTTTTTATGCCGCCCCTTTTATTTTTACACAGATGCTTTAGAGAACCATGCAGTGTCACCAGAGACTAGGGCAACTGCGGGCGAGCTATATGAGCCACCTGAAGCTGTCACCAAGAATGTGGTTGCATTGACGGTGCAAACGGCTGTTGACGCGGGAATAGATGCGTTGGCTTGAGCCAAAACATAAATCATACCGTCAGAGCCAAACACTTCAGCACCCAAAGGGCCAAATGTAGGAATAGCCGTTCCTGCGCTGTTTGTGTTGGTGTTAACAATGTTATTAAAGTCAATACCAATGAGGGGGGTGATTGTATATGCCATGATTACATACTCCTTTAAGCAATCAGAACGCCACAGAACTGTGGGCCTGAGCTAGTTAAGTTACCCGCCCAACCGATCAACTTAACGATTGCGTCTTGGTTGACGGCTTGACGCTCGCCACCAATCGGCACAAAGTTACGGTCAACGTGGGGACGGAACATCAAATATTTGGTGTTCAAGAACCACATATGGTTTGCGGTAGCGTTTGAACCGATACCACCATCAAGCACAACATCGGATGCCATGCCCGCGCCATAGTATTTCAAGGAAGCGAAACCCGCGCCTTGAGTGGAATTGCCACCATCGGTAACACGTTGGATTGATTGCATAGATTGCAAATACAAACGGTAGTAGTTACTGTCGGCAACGATCAAATCGGGCTTGTCTGTACCACGAATCAACTGAACGGCCAAAGAATCCATATAAGATTGGATGTTTGAGGCAGAAACAGCAGAGCCGCCATCGGTCACGCCAGAATACTTGGTTGAACGCCAAAAGCTATAGTTAGCACGGTTAATGCCACCATAAGTACCCGTTGAGGGTGCATCGGGAACCGCTGCGCCCAAGCCCGTGATGTTTTTACCGCTATTGCCCGTGCCATCGGTGTAGATGTCAGCGCCAATGCGGTTAGCCAATTGAGCTTCGGCAACCATCATGCGGCCATCGAGCAAGTCAATAATAGCTTCTTTGCCCGAGTTCTGGATCATTTCCAAGCCAGAGATGGACACGGCAGCGGCATATTGAGTAATGCTAAATTGAGCAGAACTAATTGGGCTGTTTTGTGACACGTTCAACACTTCGTAACCAGAATATGAATTCGTGTTATTTGTGGTGCTGTCGTTGTACATAATCTCTTGCAAGATCACATTACCGCCAGAAAATGTCTTCACATTTCCACGGTCTTTGAGTCTACGCAAAAGGGCGTTGTTGTTTGTGACGTTATCAGCTAACTCACCAGTACGGCTTTGAATGTTGGTCGCAATGATGTCGCTGATACTGGAATTGGCAAATGCCATAATAATTCTCCTATATCAATTAAAGTCGTGCAGCTATTTGGTCAAATTGCTCTGCCAATAAACTGCGCCTGTCTTGAGCATTGTTCTTGGTAGCCATTCCTGGTGTGGAACTCTTTACCGAAACCGCATTAGCCCTTGCAGATTTCGCTGCTCGGTCTGCCGCTACTCGTTTTGCGTT